TCGCTGACCGCGTAAACGGCCGCAGACGGAAAGCTGACGCTGGCAATTGTGTTGTTGCGCCCGCGCAGGATGTTCGCCGTAGGCACGACGAGAGCGCCCGTGAGCGCGTTGGCGGTGGCGTTGCGGATGTTTGTTCGGGTGCTCATGCTTCTTTAGGTATCACCATGCCGCCCTTTACTTTTGCGAATCCAAGGTTGACGGCGCGGTTGGCGAGAACGGCGCGGTATTTTGAGAGCGTGACTTTGTAGCGAATCTTCAACGCCGAATCGACCACGCGCTGGAGGTCTGGAATCTTGTTGCCGGTCGTTCTTGCGCTCACGAAAGGATTCTGCCCGAACTGCACTTGAGCGGTTCCGGCTTTCGCCATGTGCCGACGAATCCAAGACGGCACCCGCACGCCGCACGCCATCGCAGCAGCGGCGAAGCCGGCCTTCCCGAGTCCGACTTTTTTCTGAACGTATTTGAGATACGCGTCCGCCGCCTGATTCGAAATCCACATTTGGTCCTGCACTTGCCAGCGACCAATCAAGCTGCGCGTGACCTGTTTTGGTCGTCCGCGCTCGTTCAAATTAGCGCGGTGAAAGGCTTTCATCTCGTCGATCGAAGCGCCCTCCCGCCAGAACTTGCGGTAAATGCGTATGCTCTTCGATCCTTCCGTGCCGAGGTTGACGCCCATCGTTTGAGTCTGATCTCCGCGCGGCGGAACTTCCGTCGAGTTTCCTATCTTTTGAAAAAGCCCAATGCTTTTTTCCTTGGCCAGTTGTCGCCCACCAAACAAGTCGCCCAGAATCGCCTTCTCGCCCTGTTTTCGTGCGTTCGTGCTCATCCCTCCTGCTTTTGTTTTCGTGATGGTTCCGCCGGTCACGATTGGAATCTGAGACTGTGAACCTTTCGCCAGCTTGTCGCCGGTCGGCGGCGTGATCAGCATGATCGTTCGGGCGACGTAGGCGCCCTCCTGCTTGATGACCAATCCAAGATCGACCTTCGCCGCGTCGGCGAGTCGTGCGAGCGCGTATTCGAGCCGCTTGGTGTCTGAGAAGATCGAAATCATATCACCTTCGAGACGCCGATTTCGCAACCCGCGCCCTCGGCGTCGAGCGTTACGCGCTCGATGTAGTAGGTGATGCCGGCCCGAGAAAGAGTCTGCGTGACCTGCGGCACGGCGCTGACGCTAGAAGTGAGCAGAAAGACGGTGAACTTCGACTCGTCCCGGCGTTGGTCTTCGAAGTCAGCAAACGCATTGCTCGCCGCTGACCAGATTCCTGTCACCGCGACGCTCTGATACGTGAACGAAATGCCCGCCTGCGCGAGAATCGCCGAAAAATCGGAGTTGATCTGCGTCGGGTCGAAGTCTCGGACGGCGGCCATACAAATGTGGGAAACGTCAAACCCGCCCGAAGTGAAGCGCGTGCAGCGCCGGACGGTTCTCCCGCAGCCACGGCTCGGCCTCGGCCATGCACTTTGCCGCGTCGTGTCCGCAGGTCTGAGAGCCGACGTGGTGCACGTAGGCCCGCGAGACGAAGTGCCGGCGCTTCATGTCCGCGCATTGCACGTCGTCGGAAAACCAGTTGATCGGCGGAAAATCCACCCACGCGTCGCGGTGAATCCACGCGCAAATCGGCGCGATGACCGGCGTCTCAACTATGCTTTGCTCCGACTCGAACCGCAGAAAGTCCAAGCGCCCGGCACCGCAGCGGATGTTCTGTGCGCCTCGTGCGTAGTCCGAGCGTGCTGCGACGTAGCCCAGCCCGTCGACGGCCTCCTTGAGCATCGCAACGTCCGCCAGAAGCGTGCGCCACGTCGCCGGCGTGAACACGATATCGTCGTTGCAGATGATGGCTTCGGCGTGCCGCGTGAACGCGTCGCGCATCGCGAAATTGTAGGCCTCGCCGAACGTCGCGCCGACCTTGAAATGCACGTGCTTTTCGACCTCGGCCGGCACGTAGGCTTTGATTGAGGCGAGCATGACCTCAAGGCAAGCCGCGTTGACTGTGCAAACGACGATGGCCGGCTGTTCGCTCATGGCTTTTTCGTCCCGAGAATTGCTTCGATGTTCTCCGAGTCGATCAGCGTGCAGCCGCTCGCAAGCACGCGCTCGTCCCAGCCGTGCGGTGGAACCATGCCGTCCTCGGCCACGACGCAAATCGTGCCCGGTTCGGCTGCGTCTCTCGGCTCGCCCACGTCGTGCAGGAACTGCTTGGCCATGCCCATCGTCTCGGCGTCGTCGGCGCGCACGAGGAAGCGGTGCTCGATGCGGTCCGGCTGCGCCGCGGTCGAGAGCCACGCGTCGCGGAACGAAACGGACTTGGTCGAGTTGCCCAGCGTCTTTTGCGTGAGCCGGATCTTCGGTGCGGCGTGCTTGTGGAAAACGAGCTGCATCGCCGCGGCGTCGTCGAGTTGGCCGGCGAGACGGAAAGCCCGCGCCGCGAGGTCGTGCCCGGCCCAGCCATACCACTTTACCTCGTGCGTCCACGGCCGGTCCCGCTCGGTCGGCTCCGGCAGCGTCAGCATCCGCGACGCCCAGAAGCTCGCCCGCTTGCCGTCGTTGCGCTCGAACGCCAGCAGGATGATAGACGCGATCGCCTCACGGCACCAAGGGAACACGCCGTGCGCTCCCATCGCGAAACCCATCGCCTCGCGCCGGGAAGCGACGAGCCGCGCAAGGTTGAGCTGCACCTCGTAGCGAAAGCTGTCGTCAAGGTTCGGAAAGCTCAGCGCGATGCGACCGAACTGCTCGGCGGCCGTCTTGTTCCCGGCGCAATAGTGCTCTTGGTGGACGTAGAAATACTGAGTGGCGGACTCGGCAACGCTGCGCCCGAGGATCGCGAGGTTCCTTTTCCGGTTGTCCTGCTTGATCGCAATCGGTTGGTGATGCCAGACTGGCGTCTCCCAGTCGAAATGACGGTCGTTCGGCAGCAGAAGCAGATTCTCGTGCACGTCGTGATGCCAGATGCGGCCAGCCGAGAACGCCGAGCGCCGCACGATCCGCTCGCGGTGAAGCTTTTTCCCGGTGCCGCGCACGTCGTACGGACAACGCACCATCAGCACGTCGTCCGAGAGCTGCGAGAGCCGGTAGCGCAGCCGCTCGGCGTCGGCGATCACGTCGTCGCAGTCGGCCCAGATAAGCCAGTCGCCGCAGGATTGCGCGAACGATTGGTTCCGCGCCTTGGCAAACGAATCGACGTGCTTCCACGCCTGCGCCGTCGCGCCGTTCTTGTATTCGGAGAACACAAAGCCGACGGAATTTTGAAGGCACCAGTCGCGCACGATCTGCTCGGTCGCGTCCGGTTCCTGCGAACCGATGGCGCGCACGAGTGAGACCTCGTCAATTACGCCGTTAAAACTGTCGAGCATCGAGCCGATCTGTGCCGCCTCGTTGCCCGCGATTACGCAGAGGGAAAGTATCATGGTCGTCGTTGGGTGCGTCAGGTCTTGCTGAACTCTCGAACCGGTCAAAACAAAAAGCCCCACGCCGTGAAGCGTGAGGCTGTTGCAAAACCTAATTTGAGATTAACTGAACTGGGTCGTGATCAACTGCCCGGCGTTCGCATTGACCACTTTTTCGGCGGTGTATTGCGAGGCGCGGACGATGTTCGACTTGATCGCTTCTTCGCGATAGGTCGAGACGCCGATTGCTGGACCATACTCGGACCAGTTGAGCGTAAATCCAGCGCCTCCGCCGAAGTAGCCGGCTGAAGCCTGCGTGACCGAGCCCACCCAGATGAAGGTGTTGGCCCACGCATTTGAAGCGGAGAAGGCGACGCCCTCGGGTGCGCTGTCGTATGACGCCCTGCCAATCAGGACCTCAGAAACGCCAAAGACCTCAGCGGCCGCTTGCGTGCTGGCGTTCAGGATCGTGTCAGTCGAAAGACCGGTGCCGCGCAGGCGGTTCTGGAATTTCGTGCTGGCGCGGACGCGGGTCCATACTGGATATGGAATCACGACCTTGAGGTTGCTCGTCGATTCGCCCTTGGAGAGCAAACGGTCGATGGCCTCTTGTACGTCCTGACCACAGTCGAAACTAGCTAGGTTCGCCGTCGTGTATGCTGTCCCGCTGTTCGTCGCGGTGAAGGTGCCGCTGTCGAAGATTTTGGCAGCGACGCGGAGCTCGTGCGCGAGGAGCAGCTTGCGCTTGGCGAGCTTGGCCGCGATGACCTCGGCATCGAAGAAGCGGGCAACGTCGAGGGTGACGGTATCGTCCACCGCCTCCTCGTAGCCGTATTCGAGCGCGGTGTAGGTGTCTTGCACGAAGGCGCGGGTGCCACGAGCGTAAGCGCTGTATGGCGAGCGGGTCTTCATATCGCTCTTGAGAAGCTGACCCTCCTTCAGAACGAAGGACGGATATTGGCCGGCGCGCACGGGCACGTCGAGGATTGGCATGACGCCGGTGCCGATAAGTCCGGCCTCGAAGTCTTTTGCCTGCTCAACTACGCCGGCGATGTCGCCGCGAAAAATTGCTGCTGAATTGCTGTACATGGTAATTTATTTTTAAGGGTTAGAGATTCTTTGGAATCATTTCGATGATCGCACCGGCGTCAGACGCGGTGCTGAGAGATTTGCCCACCGTTATTGTCCCGGTAATCGCCACCTGACCTGAGGCCACACTGAAGATTGTGTCCCCGATTGTAACCGGACCCGCGAGCAGAGTGACGTTGACGGTGTTGCCACCGAGAAACTGAACGGTGACGAGGTCGCCGCTAGCAGCATCGATCGTTGCCACGCCGTCAGGAAGGGAAGCGGTGGCGGAAAGACCGACGCCGCGGTTGCTGGAAATCGACACGAGTCGGAAGGCCGTGATGGCCGAATTAGCGACAAAACTGCCGCTGTTTTGGTAGGAAGTTGCCATGGTATTTTAGATTAGAGTTTTACGAGTTCGCCGCCTTGAACGCGTGCGCGATAGGCTGCGTAAAGGTCGGCATGGTTTTTGATCGCGAAGGTGATGGCCGAGGATTTGTCGCCCTTGAGCTCGGTGGCTTTGGCTGCGACTACGTCCTCGAACTTCTGGACCTGCACGACTGGTTTGACTGCTTCGGCCGAG